ACCGTTCTCTGCTATCACGCCTTCAGATGGTCCAGTTAAGTTACTGCGTAGAGAAGGTATTGATTCTGAGCCGTTCACTAATAATGAATACTCTAAAGATCTCAATGCTATGTCGTGTTTTTTATCTCACTATCATTTGTGGAAGCGTTGTGCCAACGGTGACGAACCATATATGATACTGGAACACGATGCTGTGTTTACTGCCCCGTTACCGACTCTTATGTTTGATAAGGTCGTAAGTGTCGGCGCTCCAAGCTTCGGATCGTTCAACACCCCCACAACCCTTGGAGTGGGTCCGTTGGTTAGTAAGCGATACTTTCCAGGAGCCCATGCGTATCTTGTTAACCCACGAGGCGCAAAAGAACTGGTTGACCAGGCTAAGGTAACAGCAGCTCCCACAGACGTATTTCTTCATATAGGTACCTTCCCTTGGTTGCAAGAGTGCTACCCATGGGTAGCTGAGGTAAGAGATACTTTTACCACCGTTCAGGTGCAACGAGGATGTGAAGCTAAGCATAGTTATCGTAAGTCGGCTGCGGACTATAAAATTATGGATATTAAATGAAACTCAATTTATTAACAGTGTGCACAGATTGGTATCCGTTAGAATACGCTAACAAGCTGGTTAACCGTTTAAACGAAGTATCTCAATATGATATATCAAACTATTGCATAACAGATCGCGACATACAGTTTGCCGAACCAATCAAACCCAAGCTACCTCCAGGATCAGGCTGGTGGAATAAAACTCAGTTGTTTGACATTAATGGCCCATCCGGATGGAATTTATACATGGATATCGACATAGTCATTATAAAAGAGTTTGACCATGTGATAGATCATGTGATGCGTGAGGATAAACGAGACACAATAACTTGTGTCAGCGACGCCATCGGCTGGATGGATAATAAGTTTAGTTCGTCGTGGATGATGTTTTATAGAGGAGCGGGAGCAGATATTCCTACAACGTTTATGACCGACTCAAATAATATTATGAAACAACCTGGCGGTGATCAAGTGTGGATAGGTAAAACCATGCAGCCTAAGATAGAATACATTGATGATACCTTTCCACACTTAAAGAAGAACTTAAAATATGATCTGGGTTCAAAAATATTCGCCCCTTTGTCATCCACCCACCCTGTCAGATTGCCGGGGAGTAAATGGCAGTTCCCGACCGTCCTAGATAAAAGAGTATCTCTAGTTGACTGTGGAGGCAAACCTAAGCCACATGATCTCGAACAACTCGACTATATAAAGCGCAACTGGCACGACGTGAGGATATAATGTCAATAGTACACTTATTAGGAAACGGCGACAGCGCCCAAATATTTAACAATGTCGAGAGGGAGCCAAAGGACAAGGTATTAATTTGCAATGTCCCACCGTTCACTGTCCGAAAAGTATTTGCGTGTATCATGGTAGATTTCAAAATGATGGCAGCTCTTTCGGAAGGTAGTGTCAATTTAAATGCGTACGATTGGGTGTTGGGTACCAGACCACAGAGATATATGGAGATGTTCCCTTCCTTCTATCTACAGTATGCCCCCCGCATCAAGGATTTTTATACCACAGTTCCTCCGTACGCTGGATCCGCCACCGACTTCAATTGTGGGCATATGGCTGCACACTACGCTTGCTCTAAGTTGAAGTGCTCTGAGCTTCATATGTACGGTTTTGATAGCATATTCGATTACAGCCTGCGTAGCTCGTCGGATCTGTTTCTGGAAAGCGATCGGGGTCAAATGAACAACCACCGTCTGATCAACATATGGCGGCCAATATGGGAAGGTATATTCAATGAGCACCCACAGGTTAAGTTTGTATTGCATCACACTCACAATAACGCTAAAATAGCCTTCCCCGACAACGTTGAAGTACGCACTCCCTAAAATGTTATAAGAAACACGATTCTTATGCCAAAATGTTCTAAGAAAGATCGTTTATTTTGTCGTATTGACCCTTATAAATCAACAAGTTACAATCCCGCACTATCAGCGGGGTGACAAGTAGCACATTTCCCGGATCCAGTGTATAATAGCTACATTGAAACGAGAAATGAAGGGAAGATTATGGCAGCGCACAACCCCAGCAAATATAACGCAATTCAGTCAGTATACGACGATCCAATTGATCAACAGTATTTTGACGATTACGGTTTTGTGTATTGTCCGGACCCTCAATGTCAGGTTCATCTTGACAACGGTATGTCAGTACACGACCCGCTCGAGGAGAAGCGGTTTCAACACAAGAAATATCAGTACTGTTGCTTAGGTTGTTGTGGAGAGTTTGGTCCTCCGATCGACAAGGGACCTTTTGTCAAAATTGAGAAGAAGAAAGGAAAAGCCCACCCCAAGAATATGTCACTGCGAGCCCTCGTTATTGCTTACTTGAACGAGTTTGGTTTGTGTATCGTCCGCGGCCGTCGACCAGTATCTCACTTAGTGAACGAGATTGCCATGGAGTTTGACATCAGTAAAGCTAACGCTCGATATTACGTTTCTCGAGTGTGGGTGGGACCAGCATCTAAATAGGAATAATATTCGGTTCAAGAGTGTTGACCCCTATTTAAAAGTCGTGTATAATTACATCTTAACTATCTAGGAGATACTATGAATATTCCGCACATGGCAATAGTCGATGGTCACATCGGTGATCCTGTAATCGTTACTCAAGGAGAGATTGGTTTTAAGGAGTTGCACGGAGAGATGACGGGAGAACGTATCTCGAAGTTCAATGAGACTATGGGGGCAGATACATTAGAGAAGCTGGAAGCAATGAAAGCTGCATCGATGTTTGGATGGGAAATCCCAATGCTTGATGTGTTTAAGTAGTCACGATGGACATACAGTTCGGCAAGAGAGTTACACTCAATATGAGGGCGTACGCTAAATTCTGCGCCGACTTGATTGGATTGGATGGGGATGTGCTGATAAACTTATGCGAGGGCACACTTGAGGGGGGTTCGTACGGTCTTTGTTGGGGTGACACTCGCCCCGTAGAGATCATTATATCGTCTAGATCAGACGATTACTTTCTTACTCAGGAGGACATATTGAGGACCTTGGGGCACGAGCTAGTACACGCTAAACAATATTTATCTGGTAACTTAATTCCCCCCGAGGACCCAACGGGTTTTGATACCTGGAGAGGTGTCATATATGAATATGCTCCTGAAGAGGAGATAAATATGCCGTGGGAGATCGAAGCGGCATATCTTGAGCAAGAGATTTATAGCAGATACATAACTCAGCAACAACAATGTGAATAGACACCTAATAATTATAATACTAATGCTCGCGGGTGCAATTGAGTTGTCGTGGTACTGGAATGTATACCCGATATGAGTAACACCAAAAAAGATCACCGCCAATAATTATAATATGGCGATAATAATGTTATAAATAGATGCACAATACACCCACTTGCATCTTGAGGGATACATGGCTTATACTAAACCAGTTCTAACCACGACATCCATAATCTGCCAATCAAACATGGTATATGATGGTCATGGTCAAACCATCTACGGCCGGATCATCGATGATGATGGTAACATTATATCTCAACATAATCATAGTAGTAATTCTACTCCGGATTATAGATTCACAGCTTTCAAAATTCCTGCGGGTACTGAGAATGTCACTATTAAAAACTGGAATTTCGTTAACGTCAGCATGGTCGTTCTTTTTCAGTCCCCCCCCGGTAATAATTCCACCCAGAACCAGGTGCCGTGGCCATACAGCAGCAACATCCACATAGACAATTGCACATTGCACTCGGATCCAGCACCGTTTCCATTTATCAATTTCTGGGGACAATCTGTGCTATTTGACGCCGCGGGGAAAAAACTGTATGACACCAACTCGGGGATGTTTGTATATGGTGGAACTGGAATACGGCCCAGAAACTGTTCACTTACCAGCTGTCGAGCTACTGGAAATGCGCGGTTGCTAATTGGAGGCCAGCATTCTATGGGATGGCTGATTGCCGATAATTATTGCAAGGGTGCTGAAGACACTTGCATATACATGAAAGGAAATTTTAATAGGATTTATCGCAACACTATTATAAATTCTGGTAAGGATGGTATAAAGGTGTTGCAGAATCCTTACATAGATCCGGTGACTGGTCTCAGATCAGTTACTGTTGCCGGAAGTGCAACAGTAACTCCAGATAACGGTGCGTTGGACGTTAACCAGTTATGGAGCTACAGCCACATAGCCGGCAACTACGTTGAAAACCATAGTCAAATAAAACCTGATGGTGGGGGGTGCATCATGATATGGACTCCAGGGAACCTTATAGAAAATAACGTAGTAAAAAACACCGTCTGGGGTAACACCGGCGACAAGCTCGATCCAGATTCATATACTGGTGGTGACGTTACAAATGCCAACCACATCGCGCAGGCGGGAGGTAAGCATAATGTAACCGGTGTTGAGATCGCCGGCGGCGTCACCGCTGGCGGCGACAAAAATGGCATTAACGTCACGAATAAAGGTATATGGAATACTTTGAGAAATAATATAAACATCCTACCTCACCCAGACAGTAACATCTATCGTGCCAACAAGTGGACCGGTGTAACAGTTAATACTGAATATGCCAAACCCGACCCCGCCGACAATACCGAACCTCACCCAACTGATTCGTTTTGGCCTGACGCGTGGAATGCCTATTCAACCTTCGATAGTCAAAACAACGAGGAAATACGAATAGTGCTTGACGAAGAACAGTATAACGATCCAGATAAGCATGACTTTCTCTTTTTAGCTAAAAAGAGATACTCATAATAGTGTATACAAATAAATGTTTTTTTATTTTTCAATAAATAGAAGAAGAACCACAAATAGAGAGAGAGTAGTATGGCAAGCATAATATGCGAATCCAACGTTGTTTATGACGGGCGAGGGCAGGTGATTGAAGGTGAAAATATAGCCTTTGTAATTAACGCTGGAGTGAGCAACGTTGTCATTAAGAACTATGTTTTTAAGAACTGTAAATATGGCATTCGCGGGGCGCGGACATTTAGTGGAAGCGCCATCTACTTAGGAGCAGAATCTACCAACATTGCTGTTGAGGATAATGAATATCATAATGACTACCACACGCCGGAGATACCCGCGGTGCCCTTTTTCTCTCCATCAGTACCAGCATATGCACCCGTTCCTGGTTCCAGTACTGGGGAGGGGTGGTTAGTCGCGGGCGGTGGTATAATGCACGATGTTCGGATAACGAACAATAGATGCACGGGGGGAGCTAATATTGCCGCTACGGGCACGTTTACAGCCCCCGACTCCGACGGAACCGGCAACGGGATCTCGGGCCCCGCTGGCAGACTCGACTGGTTCAGGAGCCGAACGTGGGATATATCATCCAATAGCAGCGATGGGTGTCTGGGCAGTTCTATAAAGCTCAACGGATGGGGGCATCAAATTACGGGGAACCATATTAAGAATAGCGGCAAGGAAGCTATATCGGTTAACCCAATGCAGAAGGATATTGAGAAAGAATATCCCAGCCTGACGAAAAACGTAAATCACTGGGACGTTGCACAAGGTGCACACTTCATTGCCTACAACAACATCCAAGAATATGGGCTTAAAGATTCTTCCTCTGAGGGAGCTATTTCCATTAGACAACCGATGACCAGGGTTGAAAACAACATCGTTAAGGTGACATCACGGGGACTACAAGATTCGGATGTGTTCAAGACAGCATACTTTTACAGTAACATGGCGCCCTTTTTATTCAGCTATGATAACATTGCTAGGATGGGAGGCGACTCCGCAACGAGCTTTTTCCGCCCATATACCCTGCAAGCGGGCGTAGTGCCGTCCAATTACCCCGATGACTCTCCGGGTGGTACACAGTACTCTACAATATGGCCAGTGACAAAGATGATTGTCAACGATGATTCAGCCACTTACGCGGGCTGGTCATTACTTGAAAGAAATGACCGCTTCTTCGATAGTGACTATATTATTCCTATTATTAAGTTATGACAATTTAATGGTTGACTATAATCCCTTATTCAAGTATAATATATGGTATTAACGTAAAAGCGCTTGAATAAGGGACTACATTATGAACGACATAGTATACGTGGGTAGCTCAGCTGCGGGCCTAGCAAAGCTCGAAAACAATCACAGGAACGCCCATCAAATAGAGGGGTACACTGTCACTAAGTTCCGTGCCAATAAATGGCTCCAGGAAGGACAAGGTTGCTTCGAGTGGCTGGTATCTCCGGCAATGAGAACAGAGTTAGAGGTGCTGCAGCTAGAAAAAGCATTGATACAAAAATGGCTACCCAGATATAATGAACAGTATGATCCTATCACTATCAAGAAAAATAAGTTTGATATGACCGTTAAGTATAGAGGTGTATACGGGGTGACATTGTGAAGTGGGTATTTTGTGACATTGAAACATTCAGCGTTAGAAAGAATGCCGTCATCCCTTCCCTGGGGATACTATCAATTGAGATAAATGATGAGGCTCTGGATTATACATATAAGGATTGCCTCGCTCTAGCTGACTCTGTCAAGTTAGACATGGATGAGCAATTGACCGCGGGTCGACACATTATGAAAGAGACCATGGATTGGTGGAGCAAGCAAGATAAGGCTGCGCTGGCTAGTGTCACTCCTGATGGCAGTGAAGTTTCCATACTCGAGTTTCACAAGTGGCTAGACCAGTTTGGTGATATCAAAAATGCTACCTGGTGGTTCAGAGGACCACATTTCGATGCCGCTATCATGGAGTCGCTATTTGAAGACTTTAACATCAGAGCGCCATGGAACTTCTGGGCAGTTAGAGACACACGCACGTGGTTTGAGTGTTATACGGACCATGCTAAGATACAAGGGGATCCTCCTAAGGCATTTGTAGCCCATGATCCAAAACATGATGTCGCATTAGACTGCTGGTCTATGCTTCAGGTGATGAAAGAACGGATGAGAGACTAGTCCTATATAATTAGTGTTCGCAAACAGGAGTATATAATGAGAAAGCAACAAACGGCAGCGCGTAAAGCAAGATCCACCCGCAACCGCCACAACGGCAAGATCAACCTTTGGAAGAATCATGTTATACAACATGGTAAGACGTACACGGACAACGCTGGACAGATATTTCACGCATTGCCGAAGTCTGAGTGGATTCAAGACCCCACCGCTATTAATGGCGATGGTGAATTAGATACAACAAAAGGCAAGTGGAAAATCACCTCGTCAATTATAAAGGTCAACGGCGAGGTTCAGTGAGCGGCTTCACCCGCATGCGAGGATGTATCCTAATAGGAATATGGACGGTATCAACCCTTTTACTGCTATCATTGATGCCAACCACAACGGCCCATACCCCATACGTCATTGATGAAGATCAATTAGTACCTTTGATTACACAGCTATGTACAGCCAAGATTGATGCTGCAATCATTCGAACAAAAACTAATCCATCGAATGATGTTTTAATAATCATGATGAGGGAATGCATACAAGATGAGATTAATAACCTAACTGTCCGTACCATCCCCCACGATCATTCATAGGAGACATTAACCATGTCCGGAAATGATATAATCTTTGGCTATAGTGGATTATGCCTGTTGATTTATACACTATACACAATTACAAATGATAATATATATCGAGGAAAACATAATGAATATAGGTGACATAACAACACTCGTAACCCCAGCTGGGGAGTTTGTGGGGAGGCTCAAGTCTGTTAAGGATGACACTGGCGTGTATGTTTTATCTGACCCTCGGATGTTTATGCATGATGACCAACGCGGATCTGGACTAATACCCGGAGTGTCGATGACTGGGGAACAGGATCCAGCCGAAGCGATATTTCACATGGTAGTGGTTGCTCATAAGTCTTCGAAAGAAACTGAAGAGGCCTGGATGTCTGCCACATCGGGTATAGTTTTAACATAGTGGCTGGTAAGGGTGACAAGAGAATCCCCGCTCAGGTCTCATCGAAACAAGTTTCCGATAACTGGGATAGAGTATTTGGTAATCGCGGGGAAGAGAAGGTGGTTCGCCCCGATGATGGCAACAGTAAGTCCACCGACAATGAAGCCGAAGCCATACAGGCGGGGCTCGATAAAGGAGAAGGGCCGTGACAAAAAAGAAATATTACAACCTTGATGGTACTGAACGTGATATAGCCAAGCTAAAGGATGAATATGTGGTTTGGTGGGCGGCGGTAAGGCCAATCTTGTGGGAGTTTATTACTCTCGAGGGCGGTGTGTCTAACATTGGTCATAACTTTACGGACTTATTTGTCGAGGGCCGCAGAGCTAGTCCATATTTTAGTGGACACGTTGGAGCGGTAGTTGTTCCAATTGGGATAGTATCGTTCTGTTGGATAGTTGCATATATACTGTAACACCTAGCGGGTATCTAACTTATAAATAGATTTACGTTCAATCAATTTACTGTTATATCTGGGTACTGATGCATGATATGTATATAATATATGTAAGTTTGTCCGCCGTGTTAATTATTTCCGTAATAGGGTTATCCACCGTTCACTTGTTGCGGTGCGAATTAACCAGTCAACTAGACGCGATGGCTTCCCTGGGATATGGTGTTCGAAGTTTGCGAGAGCTAACATCAGCACGAGAACCTAGCCCAGATATACCAGATGCAGCTTTAGTTGCTGCATACAAAGATGCATCGGAAATAGTGAATGGACCAAAAAAGTGACTTAACCATCTTTGTAAATAGCCGTTAACCTTTTTTCAAATTCCAATACCTTCTCTAGCCTATTTGGCCAAAGAATATACTCATTTTCTGGATTCTTCTTCAGATTGTCTAAGAGTGGAGCAATAGCCTCATACAATCTATCCGCCCTACCACCCTCACTAGCTAACTCACTGCGGAGTTTTTCGGCTTCTGTGTGATCCTGCAATTCACTTTCACTGACTGCTGTGAATCCAAAATCAAAAATATCATCACTCATATCATTTGCCCCGTTGACTAATGCATTATATATGCGTATAATAGATTCTAAAGTTATGAAGGAGAAGTAAATGAGACATTCTGTCCGCACTAAGTCACAACGTAGGACTCAAGCTATTGCACAAGCTAGAGAATATACCTTTGAAAACTCGAAGGCAGCTCGCAAAAATATCTCTCAAGAGAAATGGCAAGAGCAACATAACGCTCGTATTCAACACCTGGAATCAATCCGAGACTAGAGGCATATATTATGACTACTGAATCAAAAGCAGCACAACAGGTCGAGTTCCTTCGTATCATGTTAGAGCAAGGTCCCACAGCCGTATCTTACCTCAAGAAAAACGGAGAACTCCGCAACGGAGTGTTCACCCTCAACATGGACTTGATACCGGAGGACAAACGCCCTAAAAATTCTGGGCGGGCTTTATGTGAAGCTGAAATCAACGGAACTCTCCTGAGAGCGTACGATACCTATCACGAAGCCTTTCGATCCATCAACGTTGATACTCTTATAAACATGGCCCCATTGACCGAGACTCAATTATGACAAGGAAGAAATTGACTGCTCAGCAGCAGAAAGATAAGGTGGCTAAAATGAAGGCTACTAAGGCTGCTAATCGGGCTAAAGCGATGAAAGATATTGGTTATATTCCCCCTAAGAAGATTAGGAAGAAGCGCGCACCGATGTCGCCTGAGCAGAAGGTTCTTGCTATAGCGAGGTTGGCCAAGGCTAGGGCAGCCAGAGGAATCACTGGCGATGCTAATGTACATGAGGATGTTAAGGCTCTGCCCGACGATCATCCATTGTGCACGTCTAATGTAAAGGCATGGCTAAAGAAAAACAAGACAGAGCTGGCCTCTATCCGAGGTTACAGAGAAAGTAAGGAATACAAGGAAAGGATCCATTGGCAGAATCTCGATACATATGTGAGTAATTTGTCAACATATTTGCGTACCGGCGTATGGCTTGATTGTCGGTGGGGAGAGCAAGGAGAGCACTCCATGGGGATCAAAGTCCTCACCAAGGCGTATGAGGCGGATGGTACTATCAAACGAACCAAGGGGCACTGGTATGATGATATTGGTATCGCTGAACAGTCCAGTGTTCAGGGAGAAGTATATGAGGCGGAGTAGTCGATGACGGACGCCAAGTTTTTAACGAAGGCTAAATTCAGCAAGCTGGTCGAGATAACCAGCTTACAGACTAAGATGTCTTACATGGATACTATTATACATCTTTGTGAAAAGAACAACATAGACTTGGAGGATGCACGCAAGTTCATCTCACCAACTCTGAAGGGTAAACTTGAAGCTGAGGCAATGACGTTAAACTTCTTGCCAAAAAGCAACACGTTGCCTGTTGACTAAACTCTATAAAATGGGTATAATTATGAGCTACACGTGAGAGTTACATTTATTATAAATAGTACGTCCGCCAATAAAGGACATACACACTACATACAAAAAATATACGGAGACAATATATGGATTTTTCTAAACTAAAGAAAAATAAAACCAACATGGATAAATTGGTATCAGCTGCTCAAGAAGCTGGTAGTGATAAAAAGAAGGGTGCGGGTCAAGATGACCGGATCTGGAAACCAACCGTCGACAAGATGGGAAATGGATATGCTATTATCCGGTTCCTCCCCTCAAGTGATAACGATGACTTACCGTGGGCCCGATATTGGGATCATGGATTCAAGGGTCCGACCGGCCAATGGCTATTTGAGAAGTCCCTTACCACTCTAGGCCAACCGTGCCCTATATCTGAGATGAATCAGGTTCTGTGGAACAGTGGAGACGATAACGACAAGAAGATCGTGCGTGAACGTAAGCGTAGGCTACACTATGTCGCCAACATTCTGGTGTTGGAGGATCCTTCTGCACCTGATAATGAAGGTAAAGTATTCCTCTATGACTTCGGCAAGAAAATCTTTGATAAGATTATGGATGCAATGCAACCGCAGTATCCAGACGAGAAGCCTATGAACCCGTTCGACCTTTGGGAAGGTGGCGACTTTGTAATGAAGATTAGGAAGGTGGAAGGATATCGCAACTACGATAAAAGCGAGTTTAAGAAGGCTTGTGAATTGTTAGATGGTGATGACACTAAGCTGGAAGCAACATGCTCTCAGATTATGGAACTGTCTGAGTTCACCGATCCATCCAACTATAAAACTTATGAGCAGTTGCAGGCACGTCTTGCACTGGTTTTGGGTGAGGTGTCGCCCAGGACTGTCACCGCCCAGGTATCTTTGGAATCGAGTTCTCCCGCTGCGCAACCAGCTGTGGCTGTTGAAGCGAGTGTGGATCTTCCCTCAGCAGATCCAACGCCAGCTGGGGATGAGGTTGATCCGGATGATCCATTGAGCTACTTTCAGAAGTATGCTCAGTAGGATTATATAAGAGATTTCTAACCCGCTTCGGCGGGTTTTTTATTACCGCAACTGCCTAGCAGGCTCGGCGTTATCGCGAGGGGACATTGGAGCCGCATTATCGCCACCGCCTCCTCCACCATTAATGGTGGTACTGTTGTTAGTGGTAGCTCCACCGGTCGCTACGTTCATGGTTGCTTGCTGTTTAGCGGCATTATTTACATCCTGCTCAGTAGCCAACATGCCTGACGCTCCTACCGCTTTAGGTGTCTGTGGAGGGACCATATCCATATCCATATCTGGAGACTCGAGCACTTGCGCGGACATCCGCGGAGCAGTCTTCTTTCTTCTTTCAAACTCTAAAACCGCCAATCTGCCCAATGGACTCAGGGGGCTTCTATCGGCTTTAGATCTAAGTTCATCCATAGACATCGCGGCAACTCTTTGTTTTCTAGCCTCCTGACGCCTCTCGAAGGCTCGCGCGTGCTCCTCGCGAGCTTTGTCCCCCACGGCCTTCACTATTGCTGCATCCTCTGGGTTGGCAAAACCTCCAGCACCCATTACGCTAGAACCATCGTCACCAAGGTCTTGCCCGAAGGATTGCTGTTGAGACTGTGTCTCAACAGCGGCTGCAGCGGCGGCTTTGCCGGATACGGGGCTGTCCGCAATTATAGGAATGCCGTCATCTGTAAAACCCACGACATCAGCAACTGGATCCACAGAGGGGATGTCTTCTCCTGCCGCCCTTTCCTTCCTCTCCTCAGACTTGTTCTCTGTGGGCGTCGCACCTGTTTTAATCACTTCTCTCGCTGCTTTTAATAGATCAGATTCCTTCCTTAAAAATGCCGTCCCATCCACCATGCCATCTGCCTCAGGATATTCTCGCAGCACATCTGCCATCATGTACGCTGCCTCTTTCTCAGACAACCGCCCATCGAGAACACCGTTTTCTATCTCACTTATAATGTCGTCGGCATCGCCCTCTCTCCTGGACTTAAATGTTGCTAACATCTCATCCGCTCGTTTAGAATCAAGTGTTCCGTCAGCCACAGCAGTTTCTATTTCAGCTTCGGTGTAAGTTTTGCCTCCGGGACCCACAGTATCCATGAGCGTTCGATCGTTGGTATCTGCCGAGAGCCTGCTCTGTTGATCTGTGGCTTCCGTCTCAAACCCAGCATCACTCAAATCAAAAACGTTGTCACCTCCCACCATTCTGTTAGCTTTGTTTATTGCCTTCATGGCACCCGTCATGAATCCTGCGAAGAATTCCTTTATTTTAAATACCACTTCCAACACCCACCCTTCCAAAACCTTCATCATGACCTTGATGGCATCCTGAAAACTAAAGGAATCGAGTTCCTTTTCTAGATCGGTAAAACCAAACGCTCCAGCAAGCCACGATACTATACTTTTGATTATATCCAAGGGTATCCCAATAAGAAATTCCACCGCTTTCCCTAGCCCCCGCATGATAGCAGTGGTTACCCTGGTAGTCATGTCCTTACCTTCCGTTTCATTCCAACCTTCAAGTGCTCCTAGGATAAAGCCAATGGCGGCCAACACTGGAATCCATAATCTACTGACAATAGTAAGGCCTCGTACCAGAGCTCCTTTCAACGCCAGTATTGGTGCCGTGAAGGCCAAAGCAAATGCGGAAATAGTCGCCATTAGCGTTCGCCACAGCGCGGAGATACCGAGCAGCCCCAAGAGACCTTCCTTCTCCTTCTTTTTGTCCTTCTTGTTGGGTTTGGCTTTAAGTTTACCTTTATCTTCTTTTTCCTTTTCAGCATCTTCCTGAGCTTGAAACTTCCTCTGCTTGTCTTCCTCCTTTTTGTCATTAATCAAAAACGAAGTCAACTTAAATATTGACTCGTCAATGGACATCAGGATATCAACCACAGAGTTTTGCATGGATACTTGTCTGTCGGTATTGGCACCTAGTCCTTCCAAATTACCACTGAACAAGGTTAACCGCTCGGCCATATCTGCGATCGAGATCGCTGACTCAGCAATACCGTCCGCTATACGGCTATATTGAGTGGAATCTAGTTCGACAGTTAGATCTTGTAGTGACATGATACTTTATCCGCTATTATTTTTATTACGTTCGTTTTCTTCTTTTATATGTTGCACTAATAAGGCTATATACACCTCCCTTTCTCACGGTATCATATTGTTTAGTTCTGTCAAACTATACTTATGATGTTGCATCAGCAAAAAGTTTGTCTTATAATGGTTGACTAAACTTTCGTGAGAAAGGCATATTAGAAAAAATCAGTTAGGCCTTCTAAAACAATCGTTTGATCTTCACCACATTCAACACACTTATATTCTATGGGGTGGCTTAGTTTGGGTACATCTTGAATAAAATCAATTATCATCTTTAGCTGAGTGGACTTTAAGTTGTTGAGCCATTCTTCTATATCTTCTTTTGACTCTTCATCAAAGGTGTATATGCTATCCTCACTCTGGACAGATACTAAACACCTAGAAATCAGATCAAACATATCTTGTACCGCAATTGTAGCAGCGCCATCTGGTCTTGCTGCTTGTTTCTTGGTTATACTGACACCATCTGAATACGATGGCCACCTCATATTTAAAGTGTGATCGGGGGTAAGTTGTATTACGGTCGCTGCTGGGTCCACATCAATCGTGATAGACGATATATCCACATCCACTTCAGTGAGACCTTTGCACCTCTCACCTTCAATCGCGTTTTGACACTTCAACCTTATAGAGGCAGTTTGTCCGACGCTACTTGCTCTTACCTGGGAAAATATATACTCAAAGTCAAACAAGGCTAGTTTGTCCACCACAAGAGTCTCTTGACAACACGCTTCCAAGGTACCTTTAATAGCGTCTAGCATAGACCCCTCATCGCCAGCCTCAATTGCCAATAACAATACTTTCTCTTCAGACACTAAGTATGGTCTAAAATGCAACACCTTGCCAGTAGAGGGTACGGTTACTGCGTTATATGCTGTTTCATTAATTTTAGGTAAAGCCATTCATAATCTCCTTATGATATAATAATTTTAAAACACATTGAAGTCATCAAGAAAGTCATCCACAACATCTGTAACGTTGTCCACCACATCTGTTATCGATGTCATTATCCCAGCCCAAAAAGATTCGATACCGGTTCCCTTATCTCCACCCTGACTAACTTCTTCTCGGTCATTCCAGTTGGTGAACGACAGTTGAACACTCAATTCTACCATACCATCTAGTTCATTATTCAACTCAACTGATGCTATGGATGTGGGAAACGCTCCAACCAGGTTGACTGAGTACACAACGTCGTCGCCAGTAACAAAAGCCAGGTCAAGCTCTCCTGTTTTCAGAATATTACCTAAAGGACCAGGAAGGGTGGGTAGTCTGTTTACAATATTTGATGGAATCTTATCAAGTGTATCCCCAAAAAGATCTACTTTGTATATAGGAAGGCTGAATCCTTTTTGTAGTTGGCTGATCTGTACGGGGAGGGCATAATCACTGTGGTATCCAACTTCTCCGTTTGCGTAATCAACAGCTAGTCGTTGCCATGCATCGAAGTACTTGCGTATCTTATAGTTGTTCATTACAATGAATGTTAAAGTGATATCATCTACTTGGTATCCATATGCAACCTTTTGCGTTTGCATTCCAACTCGTCTCTCAACCGTATTCAGCTGTCTGCCCGGTAACTGAGTAGCCTTACATAGAACATTAAGCTCTTCTGGAGCAAGGATGGGTACCCTAGCGAAGGCATCTTCCGTACTATTAGACTTATATATTGTGGGCAGCTGGATGGCGTACAGATTCGACCGTGCCATTCCGTCGCTCTGAGTTATTAAAGATTTGAGCTGATCGACACTATAGTTCATTAGATCTGTTTCCTAGAGTTTTTATATACCGTATTAGCATTGGCTCCAGACCATGATGCTGTGGGGAGGAATACGGCTACTTCATAGTCGGAGGCTGATACACGCCCGAAGTGACTAGCCACATGATTATTGAGGTAGTGTTTAAAGCATGGTTTATAAAATTTCATTGAGCCTGCTCTTTGTAAGATCTCATATGAAATTTTGAATTTAGTTGTATCGTCAAATTTATTATTATTTGTTACTTCCATTAGAGCGTCCAATAGTTTTGCTCTGAGAACTGGCGGTAGATAATGCAAATTCAGACCATAAAAGCCCCCTGGCGCTGGGCCAACTATAACAGCAAGAGGAAATTTGTCATAGAACGGCAGGTTCTTTTTTGTCTTAGGATCGTAAAAAAACATCTGCATGGTACCCACAGCAGTCTTTGAGTTTTTTGTTAACCTTTCGTCTTTCAGTATTTTGCTTCCGCTTATGGTACCTAACTTACCTATTTGCTTGCGAAACCAAGCCTGTGACTCTTTAGTGCGCGGGGTTATTCCGGCCTTGAGAGCTTTAGCTTCAAGATTCTGAAAAATATTTGATGTCTTCTTCACCATGTTTACCTTGATGCTGTTGTCTATTTACTTTTGAAGGTATATTTAAAGAAATCAATATCTTCCTCATACCGTTGAGCAATTATTTTCCTGGAAGTTTCACCATAGTATGCCGAATAATGATCACGGTTCTTTGCTGCGTTTATGTGTCGTAGATTCTTTCTTTATTTATACTATTTCTTAACAGCTTTACTCTTCTTGAATGGTTTATATGGTTTCAGTTTCTTTAACTTGCCGGGAACCTTCTGTGTGCTCTTTGGGAGGATATTCATCTCGTTAAGGTGGTGCTCTGTCCATATTTCAAACTTCCATCCTCTATCCTTAGCGTATTCAGACGCCGCCAGCCACTTGTTACGGTTCTTCACATAAGTGAGTGACTCCGATATATACCGCTTGGTACGCTTGTTGCCTTTGGGAGGAAGTGTCTGATGTGCCGGCTTGACTTCTACAAGCATGGTGACACCAGACTTAAAGTTAATCTTGAGATCCATAAAATATCTGTGGTAGCGCCCGTCGACCTCATATATGTAAGGTATCACAACTTCCTCACTAGACCACGTCTGTATGGCACTATTCGCGTCACACCACCTGAAGCAATGTAGTTCCCACCCAGAACGATACACAACCTTGCTGGCGTCACCCTGATACTTGTCTTTATTCGGCTTATATGTTCCGGAGTATGTCTTCAATTGGTTATAAATACCTTCAATGAATTGTATACCTATTTAGAGGATTTATGACAGAAAACATTTTAAGATATCCTATCACCGACGATCATAACTATAAAGGTGTAGTATTTTTCCAAACGGTTAGAGATACCACAGAGGCTCTCCAATATCAGAATCTTGGAGGCAATGGCTCGGAAGAACAAGATTTCAATTCAGCGAATACTACCGTTACCGATGGTTCGCCAGTATCGTATGGCGATGCGTGCATATTATATCTACCATCTGCTATTCAAATATCCGATGCTGCGGTATACGATAATGTATCGCTTGGAGCGTTGGGAGCGATAACTGAGGCTACACTCAACGCTGGTGTAGGCAATATTGCTGGTGCCATCGCCACCGCCGGTAAGGATGAGATAAAGTCATTTGCTGACGGGCTGGTTAATAGTTTAGGAACCACCCAGGCAAAACTAGCTGGAGTTCGAATGGCATCCAAGCTTGGAGATCAGATTTCGGGGGCCGTTAAATCTTCTACTCGAATAACAACTAATCCTAACGTTAGAGCTATATTTAATCAAGTTCCTTTGCGGGAGTTTTCCTTCACATTCAAGCTCATTGCCAATAGTCCCAAAGAGGCTCTTGAAATTAAAAAGATAATCAAATATTTCCGCACAGAATTATATCCATCTGATATTCTGGCAGGAAGCGCAAGGTTGTCTTTGGGGTACCACTTCCCAGACCAGTTTAGAATTGAATTTCACCACCCGGCCGAGGAATTGACACCAAACAAATGGTCTCCTAGTCAAGTTGCCACCAAGTTAAAGGACTGCTACTTAACCGGATTCAACGCTGTGTATAATGCGACCGGTATGGGACTACACAAAGACGGCAACTTTACCGAGATCGACGTTACATTGTCCTTCAGAGAAGCCTCCACATTATCCAAGAAAGATATCGCGGCAGGGTACTAACCATGAGTAAATATTTCGAAAACTTTCCACTTGTAAAATATAATTTTGGTGACGAAATTAATTCGTCAGTGTTCCAAAATATTAGCTCGTATGTTGACGTGTTAGACACAACGCGAACAGCTGAGGCGTTCTATCAGAAGCAATATATCCAGGACTATGATCGACCCGACACTATGTCGTATAAGCTGTATGGTACTGTAGATTATTATTGGACATTCTATTACATGAATGACCATCTCCGTAGATCCGGCTGGCCCGTCTCGTATAATGATTTGATACCATTAGCTAAGGAGGCGTGGCCCCATCAAACTCTAACGACTTCTGATGACATATCGATTATATTTCCTATAGGTACTACCATCCAAGGCACCAAATCGAAGGCGCTAGGAACAATTGTAGCTAGAAACCTAGATCTCGGCCAGATGATCGTTGAACGGGTAGAAGGGTCACCCTTGTTTATTGGTGACCGGAATCCGCTAAAATCTGAAACTATCAGATACGCCATTATTCCTGCTACACCGCCCACCTGGAGCGAGATTCAAGTTCTTTACCCCACAAATGGACAGGAGGAACTAGCCGCACAAATTACCTCTGCCCCATTACAGTATGAATCGATCCATCATTACGAGGATGTGGATGGAATGTGGATGGACATCGACCCCCATAGCGGAGCCATTCCATCATCATTAAGATCAAAGACACATATCAATGTTATGCAAGATAAGAACGATTCTTTAAAAGCTATAAATGTACTATCTAAGGAATCAGTAGGTCAGGTAGTTGGGCAGTGGAAGAAATTTATGCAGAATAGAGCACCAACATAGTGGCAGAAGAAACCAATTATGGATCAAACTCCCAGCAGTATAAAATATCTAAAGCTGATGTAACTGCCGATAGGTTTTCTCTAGGCAAGGTTATAGATATTGCCAACATAATTGTTGAGGTAAACCTGTTTGAGGATATCGATAAGCCATATATAACTGGGTCATTGGTATTGGTCGATGATAGTGCAATTCTTGATACAATTAACTTTAGTGGGACAGAAACTATTCTC